GAGAATGTGACCATCACCGTGGTGGCAACCGTAAAGGCTCATGAGGAGCGTGACGGAGTCGCCCAGACCATCATCGCCCGCCCCAAAGTCAAGTGATAACTGGAGAACTGAAATGGACAGCAAAGTATCATACCATATCCGCACGAGCAAGGGAGCACCGGTCTTCAGCTACGAGAGTCTGGACCGCGCTAAGGAAGAACGCATCCGGGCAGAGATGCGCGTCGGCTGCAAGATGAAGATAGTCAAAGTTACCATCACAGAAGAGGAGATCACGGGATGACTGACAACCCAAAAACCAACGGACGCCACCTTACCGATGAGAGCTACATCCTTGAACGTAAGCAGGGTGTGCAAGACCGCCTCGCATCCCTGCGTGAACGTGAAGAGGTGTGTTGGGCGATGGCCGGGGTGTTCCTGTCGTCAAAGGATGCTCACGGTCTGCACGACATGGGCGTAGAGATACAGGGTATACAGTGGGCTATCCGTGAGTTGGAGAAGATCCATTACTGACATCGAGGAAAAGGCTCTGGCTCTGGTGAATGAAGTGCGGGCGGCAAGATCGTGTGGGGAGAGGGGTTATGCAGACGATCATTATTGAAATCGGCCCCAGCCTCAAAACCATCCTGAACGGGTTCAGTTTTATCGCTGGGCTTGCGGTGCTTGCATACTGGATCAAGGGGAATTGAGATGACTAACCCCAAACACACGGACACAAGCCGCAGCGATGATCCCGTTGCGTGGATGGTGACAGCGACCACAATGGAAAACCATCGACGTTCGGTTTTACTGACTGAGCCAGACCCTGAGATTTGGGACACCATCACACCGCTCTACCCCGCCGACTGCATCGAAGCCCTTGAGGCCGAGAACGAGCGGCTGCGTGAAGAGCTGGTGGGTGTTGCCGCATCACTGGCGGCAGCTATTAGTCTGCTTGAGCGCGGGGGTAAGGCTGCAAAAAAGGCGGCTCCGTCCGACCTTATGTTCGACCAAATGGTTCGTGACTACACCGCCAGCCTAGAACGCGCCCGCGCCGCACTGGGAGAGAAGCAATGAGTGAGATCAAAGTCAGCTACGACAACAGCTTTGGTGTGATTGTATTCTGCATCATTCTGTTCACCAATTTCGATGATGCTAAATATGATCTGTACGATGCAATCATGCAGTGGTTGCTGAAATGAACCCGGACCTACGTCACTGGTTGTGGATTAACCTGGGTATTGACATATACGAATGGAACGATGATGACATCAGATTCTGAATGCAGAGGCTCATGGGTGCTGGGTACAGCTTGTGGTACATGTCCGCGCTGCGTAGCAACTCGTCCTGAGCCGGGGACCATCGTAGAGATAGACCCTGACGATGCTAAGAACATTGAGCTGGTGCGCTACCAGTGGGAGCAGACTACCAGCTATGCTCGGACGCTTGAGGAGTCTCTTGAAAAGCAGAGGGCTGAGATGCTCAGGTTGAAGGTGGAGCTGGCTACAGCAAAAGATGATATGAACCGGCTGGTAGGACGCTTGACTGTTAAGCAGCTGCGTCAGGCCGGTATAGCCGTGAACATAACCGTATACGATGAGGATGACGACTGTGAGTAGAAACATGCTGCACAAGACGCACCTGGCAGACTTTACTCAGTGGCTTGAGGACAAGGATTATCCGGTCCGTCCGGGTAAGGGAGACTGGCAGGTGCTGCAGGTTTGGATAGGCGGAGTATGGTATTCAGTATACGAGCGGCTGTTCATGCCGGAACACCTGACCGTCGCCGGTAACAAGCTGGAGAAGCTCGTACGTAAGTTCTATGATGATAGGAAAGGGAAGACTAATGGCTGAGTACAACCCCTACAACATCACATTCCTTTACGGGTTCATGGACCCGGACGGGGGATCATCTTTCAGCTTCAATGCTGACATGGACCGCAAGCTAATCCTGACTAAGGAGCGGTGCTTTGAGCGAGCCAACGCAGACATGACGAAGGTTCTGGTTAAAGATGACAAGCCTAAGGCTAAGCGAGATGCTGACCGTGCGTACTTGCACTACATCATCGACTGTTGGCTTGACAACGAGCCGGTAACCCTGCAGCCTAGCGAGTTAGACTGATGGCTGACTGGACAGAGCACATACAAGAGTATGGGGAGGAGCTCATATATGCGGCTCTGAGCCTAAAGACGATGGACGACGACTACGTCGGTCATTTCACCATAGAGCTAGGCGACGTAGAGTACATCGTCAGCATACGCAAACACACGGATGGATACTATGACAAACTGGCCAGCTCGCTACGTGGATCTAGCTGAGTTCATATCTACCTGGAGCAAAGACCCAAGCACTAAGGTGGGTGCGGTGCTGTTCCGTAAGGACGGATCAATCATCAGCATGGGTTATAACGGCTTCCCCCGTGGGTGCAATGACGACCCGGCTCTACTCGCTGACCGGGATATGAAGCTCAAGCTCACGCTGCATGCTGAGGAGAACGCTATACTCGCTGCAGTGCGTAACGGGAGCACCGTAGAGGGAGCCCACCTAGCGGTGACCCACCACCCTTGTAGCCGCTGTGCGGCCAAGCTCTCTCAGGCTGGTATTCGACACATCTACTTCAAGTCTGATTTGGACTTTGAGGAGCGTTGGGCTGATGACGTTGTGGTGGCCAACTCCATCTTCAACCAGACTGGTATGTTGGCTGTGCGGATGTTGTCTCTGGGTAATCGTTCGGTTTAATCGTTCGGGTAATCGTTCGAACGATTGGGCCGAACGAACGATTACTTTTGCGTCCCTGATCAGAATCGTTCGATCGTCGGAGGAGTGGCGCTAACGGCCACCTCCAGAGTACGATCAGACGGTTCGCCGCACGATCAGATTCTTGTTAGGCTCACCTCACTTACGTCTGGTTGTTTGGGTCTGGTGTTAGGTGGATCTGGGTAATCGTTCGGGTAATCGTTCGGTTAATCGTTCGGTGGTTTTTCGGGTGGTGTCTCTACGCCTAGCGGATCTTAGGTTCTTAATCGTTCGTTCGGCACCCTCTCTCGAAGAGACGAACGATTACCCCGAACGATTGGGTGGGGGGCTTGCCTTTTGCGTTGTTGAGCGTATAATGTGGAGATGGGTAACTTGACACAGAAGCCGAAAGCACGACCAGCCGCTCGCAAGTACGACCGGGAGGTTGTGTCTGAGCATATCCTTGCTGAGCTGGCGCGTGGCCGCTCTTTGCTCAATATCTGTACGGTAGACGAGGGTGTTCCTGACACTGCGACCTTTCTGCAGTGGGTAAATGAGGACGACCCCGAGGGACTGTCCCTCAGGTACGCGCAAGCGCGCGAGCTTGGCTACCGCCGCATGGCGGATGAGATTGTTGAGCTCAGCAACAAGAAGGGTGAGTGGGTTGAGGTGCAGGACCTTGACGAGGACGGTCGTCCCCTGCTCGACGCAGACGGGATGCCGATCCTGAAGAAAGTCTTCATGCCGCTCAACAGCGACGTGATCGCACACACCCGGCTGCAGATTGACACCCGTAAGTGGGTGCTGGCCAAGATGCTGCCCAAGATATACGGTGACAAGGTTCAGCAGGAACACACCGGTAAGGATGGTGGTCCCATTCAGATGGCCGCTGTCGACTTCAAGAACCTCAGCGATGAGGAGCTGGATAAAATGCAACAGCTGTTAAGCAAAGCGGAGGCTAAGGATGCCGGTAGTAAATGAGTTGGGTCAGTATTCGTTCCATGAGCTGAAGACTCTGGTTGAGGAATGGGCGTCTGCGCGGAAGATCATTCCGTACGCAACGACGTCTGCTCAGCTGATGAAGGCTGTCAGCGAGATTGGTGAGCTGGCCGACGCAGAGGGCAAGCGTGACATGCCCGCAATCAAGGACGCAGTCGGCGACGTGATCGTCTGCCTGATCAATTACTGCGCTCTCCACGAGATTGACATTGTTGAGTGCCTAGCTGGCGCTTACGACGAGATCAAGGACCGCAAGGGTCACTTGATGCCTGATGGCACATTCGTAAAGGAGAGCTGACATGTGGCCTTGGAGTAAGATTAAAGCACTTGAGACTGAGGTTGACACGCTGCGCCATAAGCTGGTGCTGGCGGAGTCTGAGCTTAAGCTGGCTCAGCAGAAGATCAATCGCATGACCGACCGTGATGCCCGTGGACGCTTCAAGAAGTAACCATGGCTGACTCGCATATCGTTCCACTGAACGATTTGAAGCGGCACCAGCTGGCCCGCAACTGTTGGTGCTGCCCGACGCAGGATGATGAGTACCCGGAAGTCTGGGTCCATCATTCTGCGGATGGGCGTGAAGAGTACGAGCACGGAAGGAAGAAGCATTGATCCACCACACCAAAGAGGGTGAGCGTCTCAAGCTCGGTCTGAACGTGCGCCGCTCTGCTGGCGGCTTCGTGTTGATCTGGGCATGGTACGATATGCCGACCCATACGGTGACTGCGTATCGCTTCCGCTTCCGTAGCCACATCAAGCCGCGCATCATACGTGACAAGAACAGCTGGAACGTCCTTGAGAGCGAGCTTGTCCTGCGGGACATGGTCGGTGTGCGCCGGGAATACCTGCACGACCTGCTCGCTTCACAGCGTGACCTGATGACGTATACTGATGACCAGTGTCACGTCAAGCCAGACGGAGTGTTGCATTGAACGACATGTCCCCAGCTGTGATGCTTGACATGATCAGGCGGGAGAAGATGCGACGTGATGCGTCGGCTTCCCTGTATGAGTTCGTCAAGCAAAGCTGGGACGTTGTTGAGCCGGGTGTTCCGTTCGTCGGCAGCTGGCACATCGAGACGATCTGTGAGCACCTTGAGGCGGTGTCTGCTGGTGACATCCAGCGACTGCTGATCAACATCCCTCCCCGCCACTCCAAGTCCACCATCGTGAGTGTGATGTGGCCGATGTGGGAGTGGTTGACCGACCCCGCGCAGAAGTTCCTGTGTGCCTCCTACTCAGGCAACCTGAGTATCCGTGATAACCTCAAGGCTCGACGCCTAGTGCAGTCGCCTTGGTATCAGGAGCGGTGGGGACACATGTTCAAGCTGGCTGGCGACCAGAATGCCAAGCAGCGATTTGAGAACGACAAGACCGGCTACCGCATCGCTACGTCAGTCGGAGGGACCGCGACGGGTGAAGGTGGCTCGCGCCTGATCCTGGACGACCCGCACGGCGCACAGGCAGCGCAGTCCGACACCATCCGTGAGTCTGACCTTGAGTGGTTTGACGTCGTGTGGTCAACCCGACTGAACAACCCCAAGACCGATGCGATGGTCACGGTCATGCAGCGTCTGCACGAGCGGGACATCAGCGGACACATCCTTGAGGACATTGGTGGCTGGGAGCACATCAAGATCCCGGCTGAGTGGGATGGCGTCAAGCGCACCACTGTGCTGGGCAACTACGATCCGCGCACTGAGGTGGGTGAGCTCATCTGCCCGGACCGGTTCGGCCCAGAGGAAATCACCCGGCTCAAGCAGCTGTTGGGCACGTATGGCGCGAGCGGTCAGCTACAGCAGGAGCCGACCCCGACTGAGGGCGGTATCCTCAAGACCAAGTTCTTCAACCTGTGGCCAGCGGACAAGGCGCTGCCTCAGTTTGAGTACATCCTGCAGAGCTACGACTGCGCATTCACTGAGAAGACGACTGGCGACCCCACTGCCTGCACGGTGTGGGCCATCTTCAGTTATGACAACCAGCGCAACGCGATGCTGATTGACGCATGGGACGAGCACCTGAGCTACCCGGAGTTGCGCAAGCGGGCAATCGCCGACTGGCAAACCGAGTACGGAGGCACCAGCGTAAAGGACGGATTACGTCGCGCTCGTAGGCCCGACCGTGTGCTCGTTGAAGCGAAAGCAAGCGGACAATCATTAATTCAGGATTTGCGCTTGGCGAAAGTGCCTGTTGTGAGCTATAACCCCGGAATGGCCGACAAGATTAGTCGTGCGCACCAAGCCGCACCGACGCTCGAGTTAGGTCTTTTGTGGGTACCGGAGAGCGGTAAGAATAAGGGGCATCCTGTCAGCTGGGCTAACGGATTCTTGAAGCAAGTTGCTAAGTTCCCGGTAGCAGAGCATGATGACTACGTGGACACTATGACGCAAGCTATCATCTACTTTAAGAATGACGGCTGGTTCGAGTTGCCACAAGCTCGGGATGTTGACGAGCCGCGACGCCGGAATGAACCGAGGATCAATCCGTATGCCGTCTAAGAAGCCCGTGTGGGACAAAGCCCGACCCAAGAGCGCAGGTAAGCCGAAGGCTCTCAGCGACAAGCAGCTGGCTAGCGCCAAGGCGACGGCTAAGGCAGCGGGTCGTCCGTATCCTAACCTCGTTGACAACATGCGAGCCGCAAGGAAGAAGAAATGACCGAGCGGGTTGACAAGGCAGCGATGGCTTGCAACAAGCCGAAGCGCACACCGGGCCATCCGGAGAAGTCTCATATTGTCAAGGCATGCTACGACGGTAAAGAGAAGATCATCCGCTTTGGCGAGCAGGGTAAGAAGGTCGGCACCGTAAGCGGCACAGCCGGTAAGCCCAAGGCTGGCGAGTCCGACCGCATGAAGGCGAAGCGCAAGAGCTTCAAGGCGCGGCATGCCAAGAACATTGCCAAGGGTCCTAGCTCGGCAGCGTACTGGGCCAACAAGGTCAAGTGGGCTGATGGCGGTCACGTAGAGCTGAGCAAGATGCTCGCTGACTACGAGGGTGCTGACGACCTGCATCACCTCGTTCAGAAATTCAAGACCGGTGGTCAGGCCAAGAAGGACGCAGAGCCCGGTCTGATGGATTACCTGAAGAGCGTAGCCAATACGGTCACGTCCCTGCCCGAAGCTCCTGCTGCAATCTATAACGCAGGTAAAGAGTTCGTTCAAGCTATCCCCCGCGTCGCTCGCACTGCGGCTGGGTACATCAACAATACCCCAATCACCAAGGTGGGTCAGGATGTGCGCGGTGGTCTGAATGCTGTGGCCCGTCAGGCTCGGCAGAACCCCGTTGGCGCGGCTAAGACTGTTGCCAGCGCTGCGCTAGACGTTATACCCGTCATCGGCGACATCAAAGCGTATGGTCAAGACGTCAGCAATGCTGCGCGTATGCGTGCCCGTGGCGACGTGCGTGGTGCCCAGAACATTGAGCGGATGGCTCTGCCGCTGGCTATCGCTTCAATCGCTCCCGGTGTTGGCGAGGCTCGCTTGGCTGGTAAGGCTGCACGTGCCGCTGAAGAAGCGGTGGATGTTGCCGATGACATCAAGCAGCTGACCCGCCGACTTACCTCCGAACCGAAAAGCGGCTCAATTGTTAAACCTATGAGGCCGCTCGTTAGAGAAGGTTACATCTCTGATAAATCTGAGCGAGAAGCCAATTTGTCTGCTTTTCGACCATATCGTGAAGACAGCGAAGATGCTAAAGTTTTCTATCACGCCACACCTAATGAGTTTAGCGTGTTTAAACCTGGTGGTGATGACCCTGAGATGAGCGGTAACGCTATCTGGCTCAGCCCCTACGCCGAATACCAACCGGCGGCGCACAACGTTAACGTACGGGGTGGAGGTTTCCGTGAGGGTGCCAATGTCATGCCACTGTATGCTCGTATGGAAAAACCCCTAGTACTTGATGACCCTGATATGATTAGCTGGGCGCGGGAGGTGTTTGCCGGAGGGCGTAACTCTTTCCCGCAGATGCTGCCGCAAGAGTGGGTCGACAACGTGCGGTCAGAAGGTTACGACAGTATAATTTACAAACCTAAGCCACTCAAGCACGTAAACGGAACAGAAATTCCTTCTGATGAATATATCGTGTTTGAGCCGACACAGCTCAAGTCTGCTATCGGTAATCGGGGTACATACGATCCGAATGACCCTGATATCGGTAAAGCTCGTGGCGGGATTATTGATAAATCATCGGGCTACGCCGATGGGGGCTTGGTTTCCACATATGATGAGGCTAAGGTCAACGACCTAGCTGACCAGATTCGCGAGGGTATTTATGGCTGAGGAACAACTCGAAGACGACCTGCCCGAAGGCGAAGAGGTCGAGCTGGAGGATGAGACTAGCGAAGTCGAGGACACCGAAGACGGTGGTGCCATCATTCGCATGAAGAATGAGGAAGACGAAGCTAAGCACCTTGACCACTTTGCCAACATTGTTGAAGAAGTCGACCAGCGTGAGCTGGGCCTGATTGTCAACGAGTTGCTGGACAAGATCAGCAAGGACAAGGAAGCTCGTGAGAAGCGTGACAAGCAGTACGAGGAAGGTCTGCGTCGCACTGGCCTAGGTGACGATGCGCCGGGTGGTGCTCAGTTCACTGGGGCCAACAAGGTCGTTCACCCGATGCTGGTTGAAGCATGCGTGGACTTCTCTGCCCGCTTCATGAAGGAGGTCTTCCCGCCCAACGGCCCGGTCAAGAGCAAGATCTACGGTGAGCTTGACAAGCAGAAGGTGATGAAGGCACAGCGTAAGGCTGACTTCATGAACTGGCAGCTCACCCAGCAGATCCCTGAGTTCCGTGCTGAGCTTGAGCAGCTGAGCACCCAGCTCCCGCTCGGTGGTGGTCAGTACCTCAAGTTCCTGTGGAACGCACAGTATCGTCGTCCGACCTGCGAATTCATTCCGATTGACGATGTGTATCTGCCGTTCGCAGCTACCAATTTCTACACCGCCGAACGTAAGACCCATGTTCAGTACATCACTGAGATGGAATACCGTAAGCGGGTCAAGTCCGGCATGTATCGGGACGTAGATCTGGGCGCACCGGAAGAACCCGACTTCAGTCAGTCTAGCAAGGCTAACGACAAGATTGAAGGTCGCAAGGACGTCAGCTACAACGAGGATGGGCTCCGCACCATCTTTGAGATCTACACGTTCCTTGACTTTGGTGACGGCATGGAGCCGTACATCCTCAGCATTGACAAGTCGACCGGGTATGCGCTGTCGCTGTACCGCAACTGGGACGTCGACGATGACATGCGGCGTGAGCTTGACTGGATCGTCGAGTTCCCGTTCATCCCTTGGCGCGGTGCTTACCCCATCGGCCTGACGCACATGATCGGCGGTCTGAGCGGTGCAGCTACGGGTGCACTCCGTGCTCTGCTCGACTCCGCTCACATTCAGAACATCCCGACCCTCCTCAAGCTGAAGGGTGGTCCGGGTGGGCAAACGCTCAACCTGCAACCTACTGAGGTCGTTGAGTTGGAAGGCGGGGCGCTGGTAGACGACGTGCGCAAGCTCGCGATGCCGCTCCCGTTCAACGGCCCCAGCCCGACGTTGTTCCAGTTGCTTGGCTTCCTGGTCGACGCGGGTAAAGGGGTTGTGCAGACGTCGTTTGAAAAGCTGTCTGATGCAAATCCGAACCAACCCGTTGGCACAACGATGGCCCTTATCGAACAGGGGATGGTGGTTTTCAGCAGCATTCATTCGCGTCTGCACAACTCTATGGATCGGTGCTTCAAGATCCTGCACCGGATCAACTCGGCCTATCTGACCGAGGAAGACATTGAAGCGAATGAAGCTGGCGTAGAGATCAACCCGGAAGACTTTGACGGTCCCATGGACGTCATTCCGGTCAGTGACCCCAACATCTTCAGTGAGACGCAGCGGTTCGCCCAGATTCAGGCGATTATGCAGCGAGCCGCTCAGGTTCCGCAGCTGTATGACCCGCGTAAGGTGGAGGAGATGTTCCTCCGCGCTATGAAGGTGCCTGACGACGAAGTATTGCAGCCCGCACCCGCGAGCGAAGATATGGACCCCGTCAGTGAGAACGTTGCGGCAGCGATGGGTCGTCCCATCTACGTTCTGCCTCAGCAGGATCACTTGGCGCACCTTAAGACGCACCTCGCATTCCTGCAGTCGCCGCTGTTCGGGTCTAACCCGGCAATCACCAAGACCTACCTATGGCCGATTGCCGCCCACTTGCGTGACCACCTGCTCAACTACTATCTGGTGGAAGCGCATAACGCAGTGGACGAGGCGCAGCGTGAGAAGCTCATCCCGGACGAAGCAGCCGATCAGGTGAACGTCATCCTGCAGGTTCAGCAACTCATCGAGCAGCAGCTGGGTGGCTTTGCTGAGCAGCTTAGCCAGATCACCGAGATGGCTCAGCAGTATGCTCCTCAGCCTCCGATGCCGCAGGACAACAGCATGCAGATTGCACAGCTCAATGCCCAGATCCAGGGTCAGGCTCTGCAACAGCGTGCTCAAACCGATCAGGCTCGCATTCAGCTTGACCAGCAGAAGATGCAGACTCAGCTCCAGCTTGAACAGCAGAAGATGGCAATGCAGCAGCAGAAGGATGCGGCACAGCTACAGGATGCCCAGTTCAAGGAACAGGCTGAGAATGAGCGCACTGCCGCAGAGCTCGCTGCCCGTGAGCGTATGAACACCGCAGACAACGAGACCGCTATGCTCCTGGCAGCGGCTGAAATGTCCACCGGTGAAAAGGTGGCGGTGAGCACCGGCACTGGTATCAACCCTAACCCTAATGCCTAAGGAGGCTATTATGAGCGATAAACCGACCACCGGCACCGTCCCCATGAGCGGTCCCTATGTCAAGCAGAAGCACCGTCTTGCCGCTGGTGAAAAGCTGAACGGCCAGACCCTGCCTGCCGAGCCGAAGTCTGAGAAGAATCAGGCGTGAACCTTGAAACCAAACTTCTGAATGCTCTGAAGACTGAACAGCAGCAGTTCGCTCTGTCAGCCTTGAAGCGTCCAGTCGATCGCGATGCCTTTGAGTACGGGTATCGCGTGGGAATGATTGCGGGCCTAGAGTCCGCAGTCAACGTGCTCTTGAAACTTGTAGACGAGGAGAAACATCTTGACGACGATCTCTGAGGACGCAATGGCGGAGGCTTTCCCGGATGTAGATCCGGAGTATCGGCCTTACGGTAGCCGCGTCCTGGTACAGATCCGTACCCCCATCACCAAGACCCGTGGCGGCATCATCCTGACGTCTGACACTGTTGACACTGAAAAGTGGAACACTCAGGTGGCTAAGGTTATCAGCTTGGGTCCTGTGGCGTACAAGAACCGCAACACCCTTGAGCCGTGGCCCGAAGGTTCGTGGTGCGAACCCGGCACCTTTGTCCGTGTTCCCAAGTATGGTGGCGACCGGTGGGAAGTCACCGACAGCGAAGGCCGCACGGCTATGTTCGTGGTGTTTAACGATCTTGACATCGGTGGGGAGCATCTCGGCAACCCGCTGCAGGTTAAGGCATTCATCTGACAAGGAGATGACTAATGGCAGACGTACTTAAAGAAGACGACGGCGGCGATGAAGACATCATCATCGTAGAAGACCCCAGTGAGCTTGAGGACAATCAGGCTGACGATCAGGGTGACGATGATGAAGACGATCGTTCCATCCGCAATGACGAAGAAGGTGATGAAGACGAACACGAAGATGAGCGTGAAGCCATCCGTGAGCGTCGTCGCCTGGAAAAGCAGGAGCGCAAGCAGCGTCGTGAGGAAGCAATCAAGCGTGACAAGCTCGAGCTTGACTTCCTGCGTAAGCGTAACGACGACCTTGAGCGTCGCCTCTCCGGCGTAGAGCTGCGTACTCATCAGGCTGACCTGAGTCAGTTTGACACCGCCATTGCTCAGGCTGCTAACGAAATTGAGATGGCTGACAAGGTCATCGCAAAGGCGGTAGCGAATGGTAATGGTGATGATGTAGCCAAGGCTCTGCGTTATCGTGACGAAGCAGCCGCTCGCGTCCAGCAGCTCCAGTACCAGAAGCAGCAGGTTGCTCAGAATCGCCCTGCCCAGCCGGGTCTTGACGACCGGGTTATGTATCATGCTCAGGAATTCATGCGTGAAAATCCGTGGTATGATGCTCAGGGTCGCGACGAAGACTCCGCTATCGTTCTGGCTATTGACCAAGCTCTCGCCAAGGATGGTTACGACCCCACTACAGAAGATTACTGGGACGAGCTGCGTGCCCGTGCCGGTCGTCGTCTGCCCGAGCGTTTTGGTGAAGCCAAGGCCGCACCCAAGAGCCGCCCCCAGCGTGAAGAGCGCACTCCCCGTGGCGGACCGGCTGTCGGCTCCGGGCGTGAACACGCTCCGGCTAGCACTCGCAAGGGTGTGTACGTCAGCCCCGAGCGTAAGGCAGCTCTCATCGAAGCTGGTGTTTGGGACGATCCTGTCCTGCGTGCCAAGTACGTGAAGCGTTACGCAGAATACGATAAAAACAACAAGGCGTGAATCCATTTGCCTTTTCGTTTATTTCAACCTATAATCCACCTCAATCGCTGAAAGGAGCGATATCATGACCGACGAACGACTTAAGAAATCCGCTGGAGAAGGCCGCGAGAATCGTGCGATGGAAGATCGCGCAGTTACTCAGAATCGCGAAATTTCTGACGACGAGCGGGTAGAAATGTTTCGTCAGCAGTTTTTCCAGTCCTCTCTTCCGGACTTGCCTAAGATCCCCGGCTGGCATTGTTGCTGGCTGACTACGACTAACCCTCGTGACTCCATCCAGATGCGGATTCGTCTCGGTTACGAACCCGTGAAGCCCGAAGATGTTCCGGGCTGGGAATACGCCACTCTCAAGACTGGCGACTGGCAGGGGTTCATCGGGGTGAACGAGATGCTGGCCTTTAAGCTTCCCGTTTCGCTGTATGAAAAGTACATGCGTGAGGCGCACCACGATGCACCTCTCCGGGAAGAAGAGAAGCTCACGGACACCGCTGAGTTTCTTGAGAATCAGGCACGTGCGTCTAAGTCGAAGATTACTCAGGGTGACGGCAATCTGGAGATTGGGCAGCGCCGCGACGCGGTCTTTGACCTGTCGTAAACAAACCCTTTAAGCCATTGGAGCTTACTATGTCCTCGACTAGTGCACCTTTTGGTTTTCGTGCTTCTTACCACAACAGTGGTCAGATGCGTCCGAAGGCCTATGTAGTCGCCTCGGGTTACGCTGCTAATATCTTTAGCGGTGACCCGGTTAAGCTCACCGACGCCGGTGTTATTGAACTCGGTACCAGCGATGGTACTCGTTCGGGCACCACCGACGGTGTGACCCTGCTCGGCATTTTCGCTGGTTGCCAGTATCTGGACGCCACCGGCAAGCCGACCATCAGCCCGTTCTGGCCCGCCAGCACCACTGGCACGCAGATTGTTGCGTGGGTGTATGACGATCCGGAAACCCTGTACGACGTCCAGTATGCTAATCCGGGTACTCCGGGCACCGACTCGGTTCAGTCCGCAGTTGGTGAAGAATGCGACTGGCGCGTTGCTTCGCCGGGTGGTTCGACTCAGACTGGTCTGAGCAACACCTACCTGTCGGTGATCCAGTCGACCTCTGGCCAGTTCCAGATCACTGGCTTTGCCAACAACATCAACGACTCGCTGACCGATGCCTACGTGGTTGCTACCGTTCGTCTGAACGAAGCTGCCTACAAGGCTGCGGTTAACTCGATCTAAGGAGGGCTTGAGCAATGGCTACCCCTATGCGCAGTACTGACTTCCGGTCAGTCGTCGAGCCTATTCTGAACGAAGTCTTCGACGGTGTTTACGAACAGCGTGCTGACGAATGGAAGATGGTCTTCCGTGAACAGAAGGGCATTCCGCGGAACTACCACGAAGAACCCGTCCTGTACGG